CTGATTGTCATCCATGACAACCGACGGACGAACCGTAAGAGGGGGGACAGCCAGCACAGTGCAGATCATCCACTCCGGACGAGAGAACTTGTGATTGAACCCGACACGATCACATGTTCCATTTGTCATACGCTGAAATGCACGGAGAATCATCTCAACTTGGAGAGTCACAGCCGGAGGAGGGTTCTCCAGGTCACCAAACGGGAACCCCTCCAACGTAGCCGCCTTTCCGACAGCGCGGGAGATCTTGCGGAAGAAGGTGGTCTTACACGTGGAACATTCGGTTGGCTTGTCGGGTCCCTGATTACGAAGCTTAGCCACCAGATCGCGGACTTCCTTGAAGCGAGCAAGTCCCGTTGACTTAATGCCATCCATCTGATCCTCACCGAGGATGATGTGAGAGCAGTTCAGGCACACGATATTGGACAGCTTCTCAACCCAGTCGAAGAACTGGTAGAGATACACCGGTCGAGCCAAGGTGATGTGACCGAAATGCCCTGGGCAGAATTGGTTGGTGTGCTTGCAGGTGGGACAGACCTTGCCATTCTCAATGACACCGAAGCGCGAGTCGAAGACGCCATTCGGCACGGGTTGTCCAGATTGATAGGTCTTGTCGGTGGTAACCTCCACGACACTCCGCTTGAGGATGTCGTCGGGGTTTGCAATGCCGAACTGAACTCCAGTGATTGTGTCGCCCATTTTACCTCTTATACTGTTCTGTGTAAAGTATTCGTTTTCACCGTTTCACCGACCGATCAAGTTCGTCGTAGCCGTCCAAAAGGGATCGTCATTGACAATGTAATTTACGATGTTTTCGTCATAGATTGCCAGCGTGCTGAAGAAGGCTTCATATTCGACACCCAATCGCTGCTTGAATTTGACGACCTCGCGAATCCTAGATCTGCGCACATACCGAAGAATGACTCGACATACCGTTTCCACATCAAATGGTTCGTCGACTGCATCCTTCAAATCACGCACAGTCTCTACCCATGCATCGGCTACGTCCATTAATTGTATACGTTGATCTTTATTGAACCAGCATCAATCGCGTAGTTTGTGTTTGCGGTGAGAGGTATGTCAACTGGCACCATATATGCATTCAGAATCCAGTTGTTTCCAGACGTTGTGAAATATAGCGAGTTATACCTGACAAGAGAGCTAGATCCACTGGACGAAACACGCCCGTAGAACTCGTTGACTGCGACTCTCTGAGAGATTGGGATTCCAGTGTTCAAGGTGGTGTTGAATTGGGTGCCTACTGCTACACCTCCACTACCTGTTGTAAATGTTGCACTGGTTGGCGTGGACTGATATATACTGAGTGACGTTCCCATAGGACCTGTAGAACCCGTTGATCCAAGCGGCTGCCACCCAGTAATTCCAGTGGGTCCCGTTCGACCCGTCGATCCAAAATATCCACCAAAGCCAGTCGGTCCGGTTGGACCGCTGAGACCTGTGGCGCCACTTGGTCCGTAACTTCCAGTGGACGGTATGGGTCCCCCAGTGGGTCCAGTGTATCCAGTGGGACCTGTCACACCAACGGGACCTGGGATAAGAGGCAGAACGATTTGAACACCAACCGCACCGACCTGTGTTACATCAACGTTCCGTGTCCATGTATATCCATCTGGACTCGTATACACCTGGTTTCCACTTGCAATCCATACACTACCGTTCCAGGCAATGGATTTACATTCGGTAAATCCACTAGGTGACGATGGGACAAAGGCGAAAAGTCCAGTGGGTAGAGTGATCAACGGCACTCCACCAGCACATCCGATAACCCACATTTTACCGTTCCATGCAATACAACGGGGGCCTGTGACATATGGGATCGAGACCCGATACCAAGTCGTGCTCGTAGAGGGTTGGTTCCAATACAGGCATGTGCCACTTGAATCAGTGCCAACGGCTACCCATATGTTTCCGTTCCAGGCAACTCCGTATCCATTGAAGCTGGTCGAGCCACTCCCCGGCACTCCACTGTCTGTCCAGTTCACACCACCATTTATGCTGAAGATAACGGGATAAGCTAACCCCCCAACAGCGACAATTGTCGTATTCCCATCCCATGCGACTGCATTTGTACTTATGTTACGCAGATCAAATGTATTATTCGACCAAGTTATACCGTCAGATGACTTTATATAATAAGTCCCACCTATTAGCCACGCTATCCAACCGGTACCATACCAAGCAACACATGTGACATTCGTCGTATTCACTTGGGTCCATGAAATACCATCTGTTGATCTATACAGACCACCCATGCCACCACCCACCCACACAGACCCGTTCCAAGCAATGGACGCAAACGTCCTGGCAAAATCAATTGAAATATTCCCGTTAGCAGGGGGTGTTGTTGCGTCGGATGCGTATTGTATTCCATCATGTCCGAATACAGTCAATGGTGCAGTCAATACAACCGACGTTCCCGTTGGTCCCGTGGGTCCCGTTGAACCCGTCCCGCCAGGCTTTCCAGTGTTTCCATATGGACCAAAGAATCCTGTAAAACCCTGAAAACCAGTTGGTCCTATTGATCCTGCCAGCCCAGTGCGACCATAGGGTCCAGTGAATCCAGTGAATGCGTTGTATCCTGTGAAACCGGAGAATCCAGTGGGTCCGGCGCGTCCGGCTCCAGTCATTCCAATCGGTCCTGTATTTCCAGTTGATCCTGTCGGGATTTTAGTCATAGTTGGATCGGAGCATCCAAAGAAACCAGTGGGACCCAATGAGCCCGTATACCCAGTGGGTCCCGTAACGAGCGATGGCTCTCCGTTTAACCCGGGAATACCACGTATACCTTTTGGACCCGTTACACCTGTCACTTGGGTTGTAGGAGGTCCGGTAGCCCCTGTAAATCCACCGCCAGTTGGACCGGTTGTTCCAGTGTATAATCCCGTTGACCCAGTGATTCCGGTGAATCCAGATCCAGTAGGACCAGTAGGACCAGTAGAACCAGTGCCACCCGGCTGACGATACGATGCACCTGTTGGACCTGTAACTCCAGTTGGGCTCGTTGGCCCAGTTGGTCCGGTAACTCCGGTCGGACCACCAGGTGATGGTCCCCGAGAACCCGTGGGACCCGTGGGACCTGTTGGCGCAGTGGGTCCAGTGATTCCGGTGGGACCCGTATACACAGTCCCTGTTGGCCCAGTGGGTCCAGTCGAAGCAGTCGACGAATATCCCCTGAATCCAGTAGATCCTGTTGCACCCGTCAATGCCTGTTTGCCTTGAGTTCCAACCACTCCGGTCGGTCCAGTGGGTCCAGTGATCCCTTGAACTACACCAACGCTTCCTTGGGGTCCTGGCACCAATTGTATACTTGGCAACACGGGTGGGTGCGCAAACATTGTTGTTACTTACTGATAGTAATAATAGACTGTAACTGTCACAGGACCACTCAGAGTTGAGGGTGTATATAGAGTAACCTGTGGAGCCCAGTATCCTCCACTTACAACCCATTGAATCCCGATGAGACTTGCGGTTTGTGCATTCGTAAGAGCCCACCCCTGTGTAACCATTGTAGTGCTGGTTGCTGCAGATGTTGCACTACCGGTAAATACACCACTCGTTCCCACAGAAGGTGTACCACTCACAGCAATACTCGCAGCCGTGCTGGATGGTAAGATCGGCTTACTAGGACCTGTTGATCCAGTGAATCCTGTCCATCCCGTTTGCCCGGAAGGTCCCTGAGGTCCCTGAGGTCCCTGCCATCCAGTTGGTCCAGTTGGTCCAGTTGGTCCTCCGGTTCCATACTGACCTAACCACCCCTGAATACCCGTTGGACCAGTGAATCCAGTAGGTCCAGTCGGACCAGTGATCCCGGTTGGTCCAGGAACACCAGCCTGTCCAGTTGCTCCGGTTGGTCCAGTCGGTCCAAGAGTTCCCGTCCACCCAGTGAATCCAGTAGGACCTGTCCATCCCGAAGGACCTGTGGTTCCGGTAACACCTGTAAATCCTGTCGGTCCAGTGAAACCGGTTGTTCCCGTCCATCCCGAAGGACCTGTTGTTCCTGTAAATCCTGTTGGTCCTGTTGCTCCGGTTACCCCCGTCCATCCCGTATCGCCAAGAATACCTGTCGGCCCAGTGATTCCCGTGAATCCTGTCGGTCCAGTCGACGACCTACCGGTTGGTCCGGTTGTTCCGGTCTGACCCGTTGGTCCCTGATATCCGCGGTCTCCCATTTGACCCACAGCTCCTCGAGGACCCTGTTGACCCATTGGTCCAGTGGGACCAGTAGAACCTGTGGTAGAAAACCCAGTTGGTCCGGTTGGTCCGGTTGCCCCAGTTGTCCCAGTAGGACCCGTTGGACCTGCGGAACCAGTAGGACCCGTTGGACCCGTTGTAGTGCCAGGTGGTCCAGGATTACCTGTGATGCCTGTGGTTCCGGTAGGACCGGTCACGCCGGTAGGTCCAGTCGTTCCGGTGGGACCAGTCGAAGTAACAGCTCCATATGGACCAGTGAACCCAGTAAATCCCGTCGGACCTGTCTGACCGGTTACTCCCGTTGGTCCTGTTCTCCCTGTAAAGCCTACTCCCGTTGGACCCGTGTATCCAGTGAACCCAGTGGGACCCGTCGATCCAATAGTTCCCGTCGGTCCAGTCGGTCCAGTTGTTCCGCTCGGACCCGTAGGACCAGAACAACCGGGGTTTTGAGTAAATCCTGCAGCACCCGTTGGTCCAGTGAATCCTGTTGGTCCAGTGAAACCGGTGGGACCAGGAGGTCCAATAGGACCCGCTGGACCCACTATAACCTGGGGTGCGCAGTTTACAACTCCTATACCTGGAACATATGAAGAGAGCATATTACTCTTTCATCAGGAATCGTTTGCTCATCCGAAACTCGTATACTGTCCAAGAATGGTCCAGGCTGATCCGCTATAATACATGCTAAATGACTCGACTTCCACTCGACTAGCAGTCGGGGTTGGCGCCGTTGCAGCAGCCCATTTGATGGTCTGAGCCACTCCTCCTATTTGAAGAGCGTTAGCATAGTATGGAGACGCGCCCTGATTGATAATGAATACAACTGTATAGTTCTTATTTGTGGATGGGGTCAGGTTCGTAAGGTTAGCTGTCCAGTTCTGGTTGGTGCTCGATATATAGAAAATGTCAGCGGTAGACCAATCATACGTAGCCGACGATGCTGCCACCGTTGACGAGACGACTGTTTCCTGGATCTGCTGAACAGACAGAAGCGATGTCAATGTGCCATTCAAAAACCCAATCGGACCCGTTGTTCCTGTGGGACCTGTTCCGACGGGACCAGTGAAACCTGTTGACCCAGTGATTCCTGTGGGACCTGTTGACCCAGTGGGACCGGTGGGACCGGTGGGACCCGTTGACCCAGTGATTCCTGTGGGACCCGTTCCTAATGGACCCGTTGGACCGGTGAAACCCGTTGACCCAGTGATTCCGGTAGGACCCGTTGACCCAGTTGGACCGGTGAAACCCGTTGGACCAGTGATTCCGGTAGGACCCGTTGACCCAGTTGGACCGGTGAAACCCGTTGGACCGGTGAAACCCGTAGGACCCGTTGACCCAGTTGGACCAGTGGGACCCGTTCCTAACGGACCCGTCGGACCGGTGAAACCCGTTGGACCGGTGAAACCTGTGAAGCCTGTGAATCCTGTGAAGCCTGTGAATCCTGTGAAGCCTGTGAATCCAGTGGGTCCGGTGAATCCTGTCGGTCCAGTGAAGCCGGTGAAACCTGTTGGTCCAGTGAATCCAGTGAAGCCTGTGAATCCAGTGGGTCCAGTTGATGCAGTGGGTCCGGTGAATCCTGTCGGTCCAGTGCGACCTGTAGGTCCAGTGAACCCAGTGAACCCAGTGAATCCAGTGAACCCAGTGAAGCCAGTGAAGCCAGTTGCACCTGTTGATACAGCGAATCCTGGGTCACCCCTGTCACCCTGAGGTCCAATACATCCAGTGGGACCGGTCGGTCCGATGTCTCCAACGTTTCCGGTATCACCTTGGTCTCCTTTTGGTCCCTGTGGTCCCTGAATTAACGACATTGTATTATCGCATTTAAAAATTGATAGACTTGTTTACGCTCAGCTTCTTAGATGTCGTCAACATTGACCTCGGCGTCCTCGGCAAACTCGATACCACCCTCGTCAACCACCTCCTCACTTGAGGACTTGAGAAACAAGCGGGGGTCTGCGTCGGGCACAACGGACTTATAGCGCGCGATCTGAGCCGGTGTGAAAACGGACAGAATCCTGTAAGGAGCCATACCGCCCAGCCCCGTCTCCTCAAAGAGAACCACGCTGCCAACGTCCACCCAAACGTCCTTCTTACCGCGACCCCGCATGCCGCCGCGAATTGGAGCTTGGATCAGCTTGTCCACGATGCGCTCCTTCTGTTGAACTGTTTCCTTCACTGTGTAGAAGATCTCCATGCGCCCATCACCGAGACGTCGCATCACGCGACCGATGAAGGCGCCATCTAGCTTCACGCCCTCAGGGTTATCCATGAGGTCGTCGAGCATCTTGTCGCCGATCTTGTTGTTCTGCTTGGTCTTGTTGGACTCGGAGTTGCGCTGAGAGCGATGGCCGGAGCCACCAGTCATATTACGAGGCATCTTGTTCACTACTTCGAAGGTTTCCTGCGACGGGTGGAATCCGTTTTGAGACGGCGAGTCGAGCGAGTCTTCTTATATCCACCGATCTTCGCGATCTTCGCTCGCCACTTACGGTCCTCTTCGGCAGTAATTTCTTCTGCAGTAAAATGTCGGCGATGAACGTTACCGTTCTTGTCGCTGGCAGTAATGACAACCGTATCCGGTCCGTGAATATTACGCACCTTAGGCATCGTGCTTTACATTGGACGCGCGAAAAACGAATTCCGTGGGGTCAAGGAAGAACAGAGAGCCCCCGTCCAAAATGCAGTCCACCATCAACAACGCCATCAAGAATGCATTCGCCCAGCTCAGCCTCTCGGATACTTTCCGGGATAAGCTCATCGCCCACCTGTGGCGTCTCCCTGCCGTCTCTCCGAATGTCGAGAAGCTGAACCGCCAACAGGTTCAGAAGCTCGAGGAGCTCGCTCGCCAATCTGGCGATGTGACCGAGGAAAAGATCGTCCACAAGAAGTTCCTCGCCTACGTCAACGGCATGACTGTGGAGACGTTCAAGTCCAAGTCGCTTGTCGAGCACATGCGCGATCATGTGGTTCCACCGGAAGATGACGACGAGGACGTCGTCGGCGTCAACTTCCACCTGCGCGACTATGATGTGACCATCAAGACTCATCGTGTCTACGAGATGCGCGGCGGCGTCCACGTGTTCGTGGGATACCTCGGAATGAACGAGTTCAAGGAGATGGTCATGCCCGAGTATGACTAGACACGTTAGGCTTCACTTACTTATTTAATATTTTTCACTGTAGTCGTATCACAGCAGGGGGTAGGTGCGGTGGTGATCGCGGGCGGGGGATCTAAGAGAAACGTGCCAACTGAATACGGTGTAGTGTGATAATTCACCGAGCTCGTAGCCGAATCTGCAACCACCTTTTCACGGGTGAAGGCAGTATAATCGGAAATAGTCGGATGAAACGTCTTAGGAAACATCCGCGAGACCATCATCGTTATGGTAAGTTTCGTTGTGCCTACTGAAGAATTGGCAAATACATCGATAGAGAATGTTCCCAGCTTAACGCTAAACCCCGTGATCGTCGCAGTATAGTAGTTTGAAACACCAGTGGGTATATTATTTGTCCATGTCATTCCAGGTGGAAGTGCGCCGGTGTCAATGTAATACAAGGCGCCAACTCCAGCATCAAATGTGATTGTAATCGGAACATATTGATACAGCGAATAGTTCGTGATTGTCGGTGTCAAAAATGACGGTCCAACAGATGTCACACCTATGTTTATTGAATAAGTTGAAGTTCCATTGGTTGTAATCGTAGCTGCCGGAACCGCATACAATCCTGTCGGAGTCGATGGAAATGTCGCCGTGTTCGAAAACCAGGTCGTAGAGTCAGACATCGTCGTAGTGAGGATATCGTGCTGCCAGATGGTCGTGTTATTGACAAACACTGTCCAGTATGTCCCATCAAAACTCACTGGTCCCATAATCGTTCCGGTGGCAAATGACAATGCAGGATTCCAATTGATTCCGTCTGATGACCAGAGTATTGCCGGTCCCGATACGTTTGATCCGTTTGCCACCCACGCGTTGTTCGCATACGCAATGTTAGACCCCGATACACCAAATCCATTTACCGCATTTGACCATGTTAGACCATTTGTTGAGTATTGAATACCACCAGTTCCGAGCGCAATACTTGGTGAAGAATTAGTTGAAATCGCGCATACATTTGTAAGTGCACAGTCGGTCGAGGCGCCGGTTCCGCCTCCAACGCTGCTGTTAGGCGTGTATGCATACACACCGCCCGATCCACCGATGAGTAATGTTGTCGACGCGGACCTCATTACAAACGTAGTGAATGAAGTCCCCCCTGGATACGTAATATTGGTGTAGGAGATTCCCTTGGTAACATTGAAAATACGGATAAATCCGGATGAGCGACCCGAGATATCGGCTGCATACAAATTACTTCCAACGTATGCCAATTGAGCAAATGAAGCGCTACTGTCTGGGACCATCGCAGTTCCATAGATCGTCCCAGATCCATCAACGAACACCGAATTGATCATGTCAAACCGCATGAACGACGACGTCATCGTCATCACAGGTGTATAGACATACGAATTAGTTGACATACATAGAATGTATCCGGATCCAGTCGTCTCGGTTATGTATCGGGTCACTGTCGGAATATTGGATGTCAAGAGTTCAAGCTGAGTGGTAGACGTTGTGGTTGTTGTTCCCGCAACTGCAGTGGAACATGCAAGTGCGAATCGAGTCGACGACGGGAGTGCAATAATAGGACTAATCGTTCCAGAGAGAACAAACGGTGGTGTCGATGTAATGGTAAGTCCAGCAAGGTAACTTTTAGTTGAAACAGATGTTATCGCAGGAGCAATTGTCAATGGGATGTTTACACTTGATCCGACAATCGATACATTACTCGCTGAATTGGTTATAAAAATTGGAGCAGGTAGCACGGTATAAGGGAATTGTCCAGCCGATGGTGTTGCGGTCGTATACCCATTGGTCATGTTCATACTGATATATCCAGTTCCAGTTGTCAACGGAGTTCCTTGAAGACTTCCCGAGCTCGTGATATACAACCCCTTCGGAAGGGATGAATAGGATAACGGCGTGAACAAACTATATGTGGTTCCACTGTTCGTTGTCGTAAAAAACTGCGCCGGCGAAATAGGCGTGTTCTGTGTGAATACAAACGGAGTAACAGATGTAGTGTAGAATGTTATTGTATCAGCTGAGACTGTATACGCAACACTAGATGAAGCAGTGGTGCCTTCAACCGAAGTTACTTTGAACGTCATAGTCCCCGTATTGCCAACAGGAGTTACCGTAGACAGGGTGGGGGTTCCGCTCACCGTGAAGGTGGTTCCATTGCTGCTTAGAATAAACCCGTTCGAAATATTGAGGGTTGCGCTTTTCACCCAAGAGGATCCACTGTATGCGGCACACGTTGCACTGAACGTCACGGGTGTAATCGGTTTTCCAACAATATATGACTGTTGATATGTTACGCTCGGGGTTATCTGTATCGTAACAGGGTTGACGACCAGTGTATATACGTTCGATCCGGAGATTCCCAACTGATCCGTCGCTGTCAGCGTTGTGCCGGTGGTTCCTAGGCTGGTCGGTGTTCCTGATAGGAGTCCATTTGAAGTAATCGTTAACCCGGGTGGTAGATTTGTCGCTGCATATGTCATGATCGATGATGAGGATGTAAAGGCGGTGTTTGCATAACATTGAACAGGTGTCATTGCGACATTCAGGTAGAGTCCCACGTTTGATGATGAAAGCGCCGGGGCTGTCCAAATGACAGTTGGGGTGTATGCGAAGTTCAGAGTGGAAGATGCAATGAGCGTCGATGCGCCGATTCCCGTTGTTGTCACTTTAACTGAAACGTTCGAGGTGTTCGATACAATGGCAGAGGATAGAATCGGTGTCCCCGCGATATATACAGGTGTTCCTACAGCTACCACGTATTGACCCGACACCTGTGTGCTGAGAGTAGGTGAGTAGTAATTCAAACCAACTGGAAGGGTTTGAAGGTTATATGTAACGGTGCTAATGGTGCTCGGATACGTATCGTTTGACAGCGTTATCGGGGTAATAGCTGTCGGCGGGGAAATCGTCAGTGGGATGGAATTCGGAGCTGTGGATGCCATGGTGAATTGTTCATCGAGAATCTGAATCGACAGCGTGGTGAACACGTTTTGAGTTGCATTGGATCCACTGACCACATAATTGCTGGTGGGTGTAACGGTAGTAGGGGAACCGGACAAGGTCCAGGTTGTTCCAGCACCAGTAAACAAAAGCCCAAGAGGCAGAGTCGGAGTCACGAATGCACTTGTAAGCGAAGGTGTGCTTAGGAATTGCTGTGTGAATGGAGTTCGCGGGTTTCTATACAGCACAAGCGAGGTGGCGGATGTCACGAATCGACCCGCTTTCAAAAAGAGAGTATATGTAGCCGTAGCAGCAGTTGATGTCACGGTTAATGTATCACCCAGCGAAGATCCAATCGACTGTGTTCCGTTACTTGCTACAAATCTCATATTTGACGAGGTAGACGTGCAAAAGGCAACAAGTGAACCCGAGACTGAAAAGTTTGAACCACCCGAAAAAACAAATGAGAATGGTTCATACTTGTAAAAGGAGGCTCCGTTCGAGAACGTATCTGTCCGTCTTCCCGGGGTTCCTGCTGTATTTGATCCAATAAGAAAGGACATACCCCCTATTACTTGTTAAGCACTAACTTCTTACGTTTAGCTTTTACCTTAGGAGGAGCGGGCGGTTCTGCAGGAACAACCTCAGGTTTCGGCGCCGGCGCTGTGTTCATTTCCGTAAATTTCTGCTGGGCTACCTCCATCTCCAGATCCCGATACACCATATCGAGCTTCAATCTCAAAAGGTTGGAGTTGGCTTGCATACTCTTCATCGCGAACGTTTCGTGTAGCTGAATACCATACTGTCGGAGTAAAGGGTATGCGCTTCTCAACCGGTGCGTCCTTATTCATCTGATATTGGACAGAGAGGAACCAGCCAAATCCACCGAGGACGACGACGAGGATGATAAGACTGAACGCGAAGGAGGTTGACTGAACAAGTTCTGAACGGCGGGCAAGGAGAGATGATTCGATGGCAGCAAGCCCTTGCATTGTTCACCCGGAGGAATCCAAACAGCGTGAAGAAACGACAGCGTAGTTCGAATCCAAGGATCCGCGACACATGCACAGACACGGACTCGTGTCGGGTGAACGAATACAGATCGTATCACATTGTGCATGTCTCGGCGTGACATTTCGTGTAAGCAGACTGTAAGTTGTGCATCGGTGTAACGAAGAAGTGATCCGTCCATTAGGCTGATGAATGGAGACTCTGTGTATACGGGTTACTCTTGTGAGCATCCAACAGCCCAGGCTCCGCAATCCGCTCGTAGTAGATGCCCTGTCCCACCGGCTCATCGTATTTGACAGAACCACGGAGGGCAGCAACAGGCGTCTGACCACCGCGTCCAATCAGAGGCACCTCGAAGCTGCGGTAGTTCGTGTGAGTCGACTCGTCGCGGTGGGTCTGGGCAGTGTATCCCTCGGGACCAGCGTGGACCGCCATACCTGCAACCGGTCCGCCCGGGGCAGCGCGACCCTCAGTTGTCAATTTCATGAATTGCTGATACGGCTCAGTGAATGCGCGGATGTATCCTGCATTGCCCCACGTGCTCTTTCCAAGGGGACCATTGAACACTGCAGACGTCTCCGGTCGGTTCTGATCCTTCATGACAAACTCGGGGTAGATCGCCGACGCCTTCTCACGACCAACGGTTGTGTTCAAGTGTGGCAGAGAACCATCAGCCGCCTGGAGAACCTGAAAGCGATCGGGCTTATTCTTCTTAACAGGCGCTTGGAGACCGGGCTGAAGACCATACCTCTGCTTACCAGGAGTCGGGTTGGAGGTGTAGGTGAGCTTCGGCTTGGTCTCAATGCGGCGCTCATCTGTCGTCTTCGGCAGCTGAAATTCACGAGACTCCAGACCCTGATTCAGACCACCAGAGGGCAGATTTGTGTAGCCGTCATTGACACCGCGACCCACAATAACACGCTCAATTGGCGCAACGTTCTTCATCGACATGCTCGTCACCTGTCGAGACTGCTCGAAGTCCGTCTCAACCTGAGCTTTCCAGGGGTTACCACGACCAGCCTCAGGTGCAAAGAAAGCACCCGCTTCCTCCTTCCGAAAGAATGTGTTCTGCCCAAGACCGGTGTATTTGTCGAGCAAACTCTCGTGACCATCTGAGTAGGTGCTTTGTGTGCGATTTGCACCGAAGAATGGAACCATGTTACTATGTCCAGTCGCTGCCTGAACAATTGCTACTTCCATGTCATCCAGTGGCGTATACATTTCCTTTACGGTCTCTGGTTCCGCTTCACTGCCATCCTTCCGACGTTTTGGAACAGCCATGGCATATCCAAGGGCTACAAGCCCCATGAGAAGAACAACGTCCATCTTTACGTATCTCAAGGGACTTTATTTCGAGTTCTTATACTTCTCCTGACGTGCGGACTTATCTGCTTCGAACGGCTTCACAGCATGAGACTGTGGGCGATAGAGAAGCCAATCGAACCGGTTAAGCTCGCGACCCGACATAGCCGGTATAGTTACGGACTGCTGAGTATCCTGTTTCTTAAAAACGGTTAGTTTTGGCTGCGTTGTGTCCATTGTTTTCTTCATAAGAAACAATTGAATGTCGTCAGATGATACGACATGGTCAGGTCTAGCGGATCTTCTGTTTCCAGCCGAGATATGGGTGCCAATTGCTGAAATTCTACTACCAGGCGCAAATCTGGGAATTCTGCTGGCGATCGGTCTAGCGATAGTCTATGTAGCGGTTTTATACATTGACAAAACGAAGGAAGTGCCCGGAGCGTGGAATCCATGGGTTATCTTTTGGATTGTCGTTGTAATTATCGTGGTCATTTTGATTGTTGGATGGCTATTCAGTCCGATATCGCTTTTTGGATATGAAATTCTATCTGCTGCACCGGATACCTGCACGGGTGATCACCCGTCTCTTGAAGTAGGTATGTGTTACAAAAATTGCAGGGATGGATATCACGGGAGAGTGACGATGTGTGTTGCCGATAGCGTTGATCGCGGAATAGGAGTGATACCTGGATTGGCTCATAAGGATGCTGCTCCCAATTCTTGGTGCCCAAGTGGATGGCATGACGATGGCGCGCTATGTCGGGCTCCAATGGAAACAGACTGGTGTGGAAAGCGGGATGGTCTCGGAACCTGTTGGCCTGTCACGCGTGGCGGACAAGTTGAGGCAAAACAGGCAACCTGCCCCCCTGCTTCTGACTTCGGAGGAGACTATTTGACTGAATACTGGAAGTGGCGAGAGTCGAACTCAAAGGGCGATCCAAAACCAGGTGAAACGCTCGTCGAAGCAAATACTGCACATGATAAAACATGTGCAGATATTGAGATGGTGAATGACAAGCATTGGGACTTTAAGGACGGACTCTGCTATAAGGGGTGCCCTCCCGACTTTCCGTATCCGATACCGGGAATGCCCTATCTATGCTATAAGGGCGGAGATGTCACGTATGATCGTGGGAGCGGGCGCGCGCCGCATATGTTCAGGGCTTTCAGAAAATATCCAGTCGATGTGCCTCCCCATTTACCGGTGGATAATACACCGACGTGATGATCAGTCATACTTCTTCCAATTACCACCACGCCTAATCCAGAATTCTGCCCAGTTATCACCCGCCTCGCGGAATATGAAGTCCTGCCTGCCGTCCCTGCTGAATGTGAGGTCCTTACCATTGTTTAATGTTCCATCCAGTGTCCATCCAGCAAGCGTTGTCTTTCCACCTGCATTTGCTGCGGGTCCAGGGGCTCCAGGGGCTCCAGGGGCTCCAGGGGTTCCAGGGGGTCCTGGAACGGTACTCGCAGCTCCAACGGGTCCAGGGGCTCCACGGGCTCCAGGCGCTCCAGGGGGTCCTGGAACGGTACTCGCAGCTCCAACGGGTCCAGTGGGTCCAGCGGGTCCTTCGGGACCAGGAACCGTGCTCGCAGCTCCAACGGGTCCAGCGGGTCCAGCGGGTCCAGTATCACCCTGCGATCCTTTTAATCCATATGGAGATCCGACAGCAGCAGCCGAATCTGCAAACCCAGGTTCTACTTCTGCATATGGATCCGGTAAGTGCTCTCGAACAGCAAAATGCTCCTTCGACACAGGTGGAGCCGACGAGGCTGACCAGGTTGTGCGCGAATAGGGATCAAGATTGAAGGATTTGAGAGCAGCCTTAAATTTCGACACTGCGCTGTTGAAAGCAGAATGATCTGTTCCGGGCAGAGGTGTGGGGAGTGTCACATTCCCTTGGGGTTTGATACCGTAGCAGTTGACTCCGAACTTGGAAGACGGATCAAAGTATCCACCATTGACACCTGGGCGCCCGCATGCGGTGCGCTTACCTTGATCGACCTCTCCTTGAAGGGCGTCCCACGTGCCCTTCTGCGTTGGATACAGTGCCATTCCGCCCGCCGACCATCCGTATCCACACCACTCTGCTCCGTGATTGTATGCATTGATGATCTGCTCGAGTGTTGCAAGTTGAGCGCCATACGCAGCACACACAGCAGGGGCATCGTCGTATGTGAACTGATTGTCCGAAAGATGAAAGACTTCACTGCCTACCACATTGACGTTTGTCAGGCTGGACGTGGCTGATCCAATAGGCTGGGTTGGAGCAGGAGACGTAACGGACACAGGGGCCAGAATTCCAGCAGAAATGAAACCATATGTGGCAAGGAGAAAGATGACCATTCCGACCATGATCCAAAGCACCCCGACCGCAAGAACCGAGCCCGTTGACAGCACAACGAAAAATGTTAAGATCAGAACCACTGCGAGAACAGTGGGGAGGAGAACGCTCGACGATGTGCCTGCGTCCGAAGTGGTTGTTGTAGACGTTGTCGGGACAGTAGATTGATTCCAGATGTCATTCACTGAAGGCCACTTCCATGAGCCACTGGGTCCCGTGGGTCCCGAAGGTCCACTGGGTCCCGAAGGTCCGCTGGGTCCACTGGGTCCCGAAGGTCCACTGGGTCCCGAAGGTCCACTGGGTCCCGAAGGTCCACTGGGTCCCGAAGGTCCACTTGTCCCGCCGTTAGCATAATGATATCCTGAACCGTGTTGGTATTGCCATGCGGGATCTCCCGCTAGAAGATCAGTTTGATCTGGCATCCTTGCTTATTCATTGATACGATAATAGAATAGCAGACGCATGTTGTCCGATAGCGGGAAGTGCTGGGGTCCACGACTGCGGACAGATGAATCATCATACTCCTTCCAGTCCATACCGGGTGGCATGTCACGTCCATATGTCCACCAGTGACCGCCATTGAAGCAGACGACCGCAAACAACGCATACTTCAACCCATTCAGAACCAGAACGGTCGAGTATGAAACAGATGTATTTAGTGACGTTGCGTGGAACACGAACACCTGTGGGAAGGATGACATCAACAGCTGTTTCGTGCAACCCTTCTTCTTGCATTCGTCGCAGGTCCAGTCCGGGATCGTCGTAGGTGTCACTGCCTCCATAACGCAGTCTGTTAACGACTGCTTGCGCTTGATGGGCTGAACCGAGAACTCAATCATAGACTCAGTGCGAATATCCTTGTATGCGCATGAGTTACACTTGATCATGTGACCGATCTTGAAGCGGCACAGCTTGTCTAGGAACGGCATCTTGTCACACAGATACTCAAGGAGTTCATGGGAATCACCGATCCCTTCTCCGGCGGGCATTACTGCAGTGCGAACGCAGTCGTAGAGTGACTTCAATCCCTCGTCGCCCTTGCTGCACCAGATCTCTTGAAGTGCCTTGTCGACAGGGGATGTATCCAGAGCCGCTTCTACAGTGTAGCGTGTCTGGACATCAGGAATACGGAAGACGGCTTGAATCGTTGCGTTGACCCAGCAGGATCCCCGCTGGTTACGAAGTCCGAAGGAGGTCGACATCTTATCTTTGGAAGGCAGAGAAATCTGTTAAGAACGGAACGGGATTCGTTTTCTGTGATCCGTTCGATAACGAGTAGCTTGTGGCTTGAGTATTCGTATCAGGCATCGATTCTAAGTTTCCCGGAAACCTCGATGTGCACGAATATGAGTTCATTGGATCACAACCCGCGTTCTTGTAACTGGGGAGCATTGACGTATCCATGCTATTCTTCTGTGAATATCCCCACCCGAGACCAGAGCTCGACGATCCAGCTGCAGGTCCATACAGCGCGGGCGCAGGTAACGATGAAAGACTCGAAGAGGAGGAACCCGTAGAGGCTCCAAGTCCACCCCACGAAGGTCCGTTGACAGTCACCTTAGTTCCAGATGGAGGCGGAGTGGGGTTACCGCTTCCCTTTGTGCCCGGCCAGAGGTCATACGGATCTAAACGCCCCTCTGTGGGAGGAGGATGAGCATATGTGCTTCCTGTTAATGTAGATGCTGCGTTCATTCCCGATCCCTGCCCGTTTCCTGCCTGTCCAGAGAAAGGTCCGTTATCACCAAACACGGGTCCATTCATCGGTCGGTTCGTAACAGAATCATCGTTACGCCCAGCCCTTTCATCGACAGCAGTGGGAAGCGAGCCGTTATCTGCATCTCGGGATAAAGCATCACCTTGAAGTTCAGCAGCATACCCAGTCGATTGAGCATAGGATGACATGTGTTGATAGTCAGTATCACTTGCCGAACTTACGTGTCGCAGTGAAACTACACGCGCCGCTTCCGCTACAGTATCTGTCGTTGGTGTCCCGTCAGCGTTTAGAAGAGTTCCGACGAGGCGCGCCGACCGAATCCAAGACGGCGCATACCCAATGCATTTAGTATCCGGTTGAGCTGGGACAGCAGCTACACCAGTTGCCCACTTTGTAATGGCATCTGTCCAGTATGTATTGCATCTGGTTGTCGTATTGTCGTCAAGGGATTGAGATGACATCGACACACACTTCGCAGTGGTTCCAGATGTGTCTAGGGAGTAACTTGAGGGGCATGTGGGGAGAGTTCCGTTCGAACACGAGCGCCCTGACAATGTTGAACCGGTTGGACAGCTTGGCGTGGGAGACATTTCATTCGCATGTTCGCGATACCGAAATACGGTGTATAGAAAGATGACGAGAAGCGCGACCAATAACCACTTCTTCATTGTGTTTACATAACATTTTCAGCACACGGGCACACAGACGCCGGACGAGGTCCCTTCCACAACGAAGTTCCGTCTTCCCATTGTCCGGGATTCAGTGGTTTCGACTGTGTGACTGGAGCATACGGTCCTTCGGAAAATTTCGCAGACGTCACGGGGTTTGCAGTTATATAGGAACCCTCCTTGCGCGTGCGAACCTCGTCAACTCCCATTTTAGGTGCAAGGGCTGCGTCTGAAGGTTCGAAGTTCTGATCTGACCTGCCTGATCCATCAATGTGGAATCCGTCCATGATGAGTAATTTCAGCGAAGCCGTATCAACACCTGAAACGGTGCCAGCGGGGGATGCTAAAAAGGTATCGACAGTAGCCTCGGTGGGTTTCGAAGATGCCGGTAGATAAATGGTTGTGTAGAACTGGGAGAGAACTGAAATATAGTCCGGCGCGTAAGCGTCAGACGGTGCAAGTGCTGTGATCTTGCTTTCCCATACTTGGCAGGTATTGGGGCACATTTGGGTTGTTGAGCTATTGCATGCACAAGGGGGGCGAACAGGTTGATCCGGATCTGTGAACCCTTCTCGTGAAGCCGACACCATACATAGCATGATAGCCATGTATAGAGCAATTAGCAGGTATACCCACCTCATTGTATTGAGCAAATATCGTTTGTCGGCGCAGGGGCAGGGGGCTTAGGCTGCGGCTTCCTCTGACGAGTGAGTGTCTCGCCGGTATCCTGAATAAACAGCCCATGTCTCACAGCTGCAGCCGACGCCTCTGCTCCTTCCCACTGGTCAGATGTCGCGTCAAATTTGGCTTGAGTCTCTGGGTCACGGGGTTTGAATTCAAGGAATCCGGTGGCTGTCGTGTTCTCTTCAGCAATTGGTTTCACATACGGAGCAGGACGAACGGGGATCGAGCACCCGAGAGCGCGTTGATATTCTTCAAATTGACTGATGGACTCAAATGTTCGTGCCTGTCCCGTTGTGCGCGAAATGCCTATCCAAGTCTTGTTGGGTTTCTGGTTCAACTCTTCAAGACACGCCATTTTCTAGTTGATGATATAAATATGGAGGAACAATTCACCCCTATTGCAGAAGGTGACGTTAAGAATGCTCTCAAACGTCGCCCGCTACTGGTTCTATTCTATATGGATGGATGTTCTCATTGCATCTCAACCCTGCCGCACTGGAAGGAGATGACAAAGAAATATCCCAAATGCCAAGCCATTCAGATCGAATCGTCAATGGTCGAGATGTCTGGCGAAAAGGGAGTCAATGGCTACCCTACAATGAAATATAAACCCAAGAAGGGACGGGAGCGCGTGCTATCGGGTGAGCAGGGATCATCGAGTGAGATCGCGAGGAAACTCGGGCTGCTCAGTCGTTTCACCCGGCGTAACACCCGTCGGCTGCGAGGTGCTAGTCGCCGGAGTCTTCGCCATTGATCCCTTTGTAATTACATACCCCTCGTTCAACAGTTTACCCGATGCTGCGCCCTTGCCGAGGAACTTCAACAGTCCTTCGTGATCGTCGGCAGGGACAGTGTAGAAGTTGCGTTGAGCCTGCACCTGTGAAAACACGTCTGTTGTATCGAGATACATGTTGGATGTCTGCACGAACTGCTGGTTTACCTGGTCACGAACTTTCACATCAGTCGGATCAGCAGCCGGCGGCTTCTTTGGGTTTTCATTGATATCGATCAGCGAGGGATTCATGAACGGGTTGTCCTGGGTTGGAAGTGTGAGACCGGATCCGGTATACGAACTCACAGCTGTTCCCATCCGAAACGGCTCAGTGATCTTCTTCGCATTCGGATACAGTTCATGGAGAGCCACAGTGATCGCCATCATCACCGGGATGTAAACAAAATACCGAACTTCCATTGAACAGAAGAACAGGAGAACACTCAGATAGACTGTGAAACGAACCACAGCGTTCAACGAGTCATCGACGCTCATACCCGCGGTAGGCACGAATGTATACCACGTATCGGAGCGAAACAGAACGGTTGGATCAGAAAACCAGAATGTCATTGCACCGCTCTCTTATCTTCACCTACGGCTTTTTTCACGCAGTTTACGCTGGAGGCGAGCCTGCATGCGTGCACGACGAGCCTCTGGTGAGTTTGACATAATCTGCTCAGCCGTATTGCCCGTCGCTTCACCCTCGCGGTGGATGCCCACCATCTCATTCATATACTTTCCAAAGCTCGACTGAAACTTCGCTTTGAGTGTCTCGATCTCGCGAATCAGCTCATTCTGATTAATCTTTCCTGTCTTGATCCGCTCCTCGAGAGTCGACTTGACCTGTTCCATGATCTGGCGAACTGCGTGGCTGCGCTCAGGGTGTTGAAGAGCCTCCAGGATCTCCTCTGGGCGCTCAAAATCGATACCGATCTCATCGAGCTTGATCGTCGACGCAATGTCACTGACAATCGATGCGAGTCGTGTCTTCATGAAGAGCTCAAAGATCTCAGCGATTGCGGAGCTTGTCTCCTCAGTTTCGAGGGTCTTCAGGATCTCATCTGTGTCGCGATGTGTCTCAGGTAGGACGCGCTTCATGGCATCCATTACCTGAGCAACTTTCTCCTTAGGATCACCCTGGAAGAAGGAGAAGATCATCGCCATATGAAGCTTCTTCCATGCATCATCAGACCCGTCCCACATCATGCGAATATCAATGTCAGGGAATGGTTGGGGGACCCCCTCACCACGAAAGAGAGAGTTGTCCTTCTGCAGAATCTTCATGGCGTGAGGTGTCATCACGTCCATGAATCGCGCATAATATTCGGGGGTCGCCTTTGGAAACGACGTGCCTGGGGACTTGTTCTTGAAATACTGAACAAATTCGCGTAGGTGGTCCATTGTATCTTACAATCAGTTCTTATTGTGAAAGCGTCCCGCAAAGTCCTTCTTGTCCTGTTCCGTCAAACAGATGCAACCACCGCCACTGGAAAACGGGGAGGGACAGCATTGGGGTCCAATAACGTTGTTGGCAAACTGCAGGATGTGCATATCCTCCTCTTCCCACGATTTCGGATTCACTGGTTGTGCCTGGCTTCCCAGGATCGGGGACGTCTCGGCATACGGATTGAGTCCAGGAGAAGACGCCTGACTGATTGGCGCCATCTTGTCACTTGGTAATTCAAAGGTCTCTACGCCTCCAGTCATGTCAGTATACCTGATCATCCATCCTATGAAGGCGGCGGCAAGGAAAAAAGCTACAATTACCGGCGTCCGTTGCATTACTTGATGTCCGGATAAAAAACGGATTCCACAGAGTCCGAGGCTAGCAGGTCTTAGCAATGGAGTCGAAGTCTCTCATCGAGCTCAAGCAGCTAGCCAAGCAGCGCCGCATCAAGCAGTATTATATCCTCAAGCGTGCCCAGTTGATCCAACTCCTCAACATGGACACTCTTCCGCAGTCGTTCATCGTCGAGAAGATGACAATCAGTCAACTTCGCGAGGAAGCCAAGCGAAAGGGAATCCGTGGATTCTGGACGCTGCGTCGTGAACAGCTCGTTGAGCTCCTGTTTCCGACTGGGGGTGATGACCCTGCGAAATTTGTCTGACGAGATGAATAAAGTATGAAGCTCTCCTCCACAAAAGTCGTTCGCCTGGGCATGGTTCTCGTAGGCGTAGTCGTGGTATTTTCTCTCTTTTCCTCTTATTCGACTGGAAAGAGCGCTGTGGTAGACAGGGCTGAGGAGCTTGGTGGCTCTGGACAGATGGCACCGCTGACTGGACAGGGTCCTTTTGAGGTTGGCACGCTGTCCCTGGGTGGAAACTCGATGGCTGTTGGTGACATGCAGGGGCGCACGCCGTCGTCGCAGCAGACGTATACCCAGAATGTTCTGTCGTCGACGGAGCTCCTCCCCAAGGGTGAGATCGGAGCTGCGTGGGCGGCTGTGAACCCGGTGGGCAGCAAGGATATGGACGGGCAGAACTTCCTGCAGGCTGGATACCACGCCAACATCAACATCATCGGTATCTCGCAGAACAACCGCAACCCGACCTACGACATCCGGTCGGAGACGCCGAACCCCCAGGCTAAGATTGGACCGTTCCTGCAGACGACGATCGACCCCGACCCCTTCCGCGCTAACCGGGCTCTCGATGGTCTCTGTGGTTAAACTTCGCGGTGATACACAATGGAAGCGGTAGCAGCTGTTGTGATCGGTATCGCAGTTGTGTCACAGCTTATGGGTCCAGGCAATACGACCCGAATGACAGGTCCAGACGGTCATGAATATGACATGCAGGAGCTACCCAGCAAGGAGGAAGCAGTGAAGTTGATGGCGAAGATCCGTGCTAATCTAACGAAACTTCGTGATTCATATTCGGACGAACCTGCCCTGATGAATGATCCGCCTGTTGCTCGGTTTGTTGCTCGCTTTCAACCGGATGTGTTTTCGGAAAACTCTATGAGTTCCTCCGATACATCCTACTCTGAAAACAAGGGGCAGCGAATCATCGTATGTCTGCGCGACAAGTTGAAGCCTCCACAGTATCCATTGATTGATATTAACACAATCATGTTTGTTATGTTACACGAGATGTCTCACCTGATGACCGAAAGTATTGGACATACACCCGAGTTTTGGGAGAACTTCAAGCGCATTCTCCACGACGCCGTCAAGGTTGGAATCTATACACCGGTCAATTATGCACGTCAACCGATACCCTATTGCGGGATGACGATTACGGACAGCCCCCTTTGAGAAAACCTAAGTCAAGTATAATGTCGAAGACTGTGCCCATCGCGGGAACGGTGTCGAGTGTGACGTTCTTTGAGGACGATACACTGGAAACTGTGCGACAACATGTAGCCATCGCGATGAACTCTCATCCGGATCGCCTTTTTATCGAAGTGAATATCCAACTACCCGAAGAGCACTACCAAGATCCACGTAACTGGGATGGACTATTCCTTCGCATGTCTCCGGATGGTATTCGTCTCGATCTATCATTGTTCAAGGAGTATCTGGTTCACGAGCGTCCCGGCACAAGCGTTAAAGAATCATACTACTCTCGCGAGGACTGGAATTCCAAACCGGAGATTCTGAGGGAGCTCTATCTCCCCGGTGCAGGATTTTCAGAGTGGCGAGTGTTTGGAGTTCCGGGAGATCGGTCATTTGTTCTTCCCCTGCCTCCAAAGGATATACCGAACCTGCAGTCATCTCGTATTCCGATTGGCAATCTTCAGCTCCTGTTTGATACTCTTTACACCGACGTGGCTGCATTTCGCACGATCGAAATCTCTCCTGAAATGTCACAGATTGTGAGGCGCACATACTTCCCTCTCTTCCGTGATGGAACACCTAGTCGCCTAACCGATTCGGCAATTCGGTCTTTAACGACAAACGCCGATCAGTTGACGAAGCTCCTTGCACTGAATGTCCCCGAACCAAAGCATCCCGCTATCTTGCGAGCGAAATGGTATCTACCTCTTTCCACAACTGAATTCACGTCCCCTCGTGCTAGGTTTGAGCAGATGTTTTACGGTATCACGCTGTCAAAGAAGACTCCGTATATTGGATTTTTCACTTCGAAGCAGGAGAAGACTCGTCATAAGTTCTACGTTGTAAATCCCGATAAGAAGGTTCCATCTGTCGACGTAGGCATGTGGAAAGCGTGGACATCTACGACCCTGCCTCAGCGTCGTCTCCCGACTCTCCTTTTGTATCGCGGCACGTCCCGCACATCCTTCGATCGTATCGCGATAACGCCTCGCGATATACAGTTCACCATGATTCGAGGAAAGGATTCGAAGGAGAGCCTGGATGACATCCGGTTGAGCATGTATGATTGGTTTCAGTCATTCGATGCAATTACGCCGTTTGTGGATCCGGATGACCTCGCAGTATCGAGGTGGGAACTCCAGGATCTATCGGTTCTCGGCACATATGCGAAGGAAATCACCGACCTTGATATGCGCAGGTTTCCATGCCTTCAGACGATTTTTAGCTTTCAAGACGATACGTTCCGACTTCTTCGCGCAGATCGACTTGCGGAGAACTTCACACCACTTGAAGTTCAAGCCTTTCAAGCTCTACAGGATACCGATACACCAAGCGCAGCAACTCTCACTGAGATCGGGATGTCTCCCGAAGATGCAGATGCTCTTTTTACCAAGTTCCTGAATTTAGGTGACGACTTAGATCTGGAACGTGTTCTCAAGGGATTCCCGACCATTCGCATTTACAATCATGACATCTACATGTCTGCTGTCACAACGGTTGAACGTGCAATGAAGTATGCCAGTATCCTTCGATACGTGCTTACTTCAAACGATGCAGCCGTCGACGCAGTCTGCCCGAGGCGCGTCGAATCGGTAGAGGCAACGGCGGTTGTTCCTCAGCAGGTCGCAGTCTACACAGGAGAGTTCGAAGCAGACGACGATTTCCTTGCCGACCTGGGACTTGGCGGAGAGCCTGTGGAGGCAGTGGCTGAACCGGCAGCTGTCGTGGAAGGACCTTCGAAAAAGAAGGCAGTTGCAAAAAAGGATACAACTTCAACGTATAAGTATTTCACCTCTCGCCTACAGGCATTCAATCCAGATCTTTTCAATAGCTCATACCCCAACAAGTGCGATAAGAATAAGCAGGTGGTGGTTCTTACAGAAGCAGACGAAGCTCGTATCGCACCGCAGTATAATCCGCGCAATTATGGGCGCAGTTTACAGACGGACAAACAGACTCGCGATAACTCTGTGTTCCTTGACATACCGAAAGATCCCAATGATCCGAAATCGGTGGACGCAATTGCCACATGTCCTCAGTATTGGTGCATTACAGATCAAATTGGTCTCCGAGCAAACCAGCTCGTGAACGGACAGTGCCCAGTATGCAGCGGTAAAGTGATAACGAACAGCAGTGACAAGCCGCCTGAATTCACAGTGATCAAGCGTGATCAGGATTCCGTATTCCCTGGATACATTCGAACAATCAAGGATAAGAAGGTCCCCTGTTGCTACAAGGAGGAGAGGTCGGAGGTTCTTGTTCAGAAGGAGCCGGACGATTCCTATGTCCTTGGATCAACGAAGGGACAGGCGATGCGCATGTCATACATCGAAGAAGCTCTGGCTACATTACTGCGAATTCCAATCAAGTATGCGACGAGTATCAAGAAAGACCGACTAGAGTCCGGAAAGGGAGACTTCTTTCGCGTTGGATTGGGTCGTCCATCCAAGACGCTTCCATCGTTCCTTAAAGAAACACGTGCGATTCCCAGTCCTAAGGACGCATCGAAAAGTGTTCTCATGTGTTCATTTGCGCGGACGTGGACGGAAATGGGCGAAGGTGAGACGCAACTGGATCGCATCGTATCAGGCGTTGATACGGCGTTCAATGAGGGACGATTGAATCTTCTCGACGAGGTTGAGTATGTGACAGCTGTTCTTGGTTGTAAGGTCATCCGTGTGAACACATCAAACAATTCCATCTCATGCGGTTTCTGGACAGATCGTCTGGCTCCACATGATCGGACGATTGTGTTGATCGATCAAGATGTTCTTGCTCATGTCGCCCGCACAACGGAAAAACTGAAGGGATTCGCAAAGTATTCGTATACTGTGAATGTGCGTGATCCTCTCTTTCCGAGACCCATGCTCACGTCGATCACAACACTTCACTCGCGGGCATGTTCAACTGATCGTCCGAGGTTTTCCGATGCACTTAATGAACTGCGAAGCAAGGGGCATGACTTTGAGGTGATTCTTGACCCGTTCAATCGTGTTCAAGCCGTGTTTGTTCCGAAGGTTGTGATCCTGCCGATCCAGCCCTCGACATACGAGAATCTTCCCGGAACACGTGTCCGGAGTGGATATTCTGATATTTCCCAAGACGAACTGCCGACTCGCGAAGTATTGCGGTCGTTTCTCAATCAAACTGCGCATAATGGATTCAAGTGGGTTGAAGATCTCAGAGACATCCAAGGTCGCGCGGTTGAGTCTCTGTTGACCTCGCAGTTCCGCGCGCCGTTTCAACCGGAAGCATCGGATGCAGGAGACGCGAGGGAAGTGCTCTCCACTATGATGCGTCACTCTGAACAACAGCTCGCAGAGGGTGCTCCAAACGCTGAGGATATTCGGCTTGCGGATTCAATCTCCTACGCAGCTGAGGTTTTTGACTTCTTGATGTTCTCGTTGTCGAAGGATATTCAACGCGATGAATATGTGGGACTTCGAGAGGTCATTGCGTCGCGTGACAAGCAGATGTATAAACAGATCGATGCCTGGCTCAAAAAGGAAGCCCACTGGGACGCCACGCAAGGTCCACGCGCATTCGTGAACAAAGTGAGGACACCCTGTGGGCAGTTCCAACAAAAGGACGCGTGTAATGCGTCATCCTTGTGCGGATTCAATCGAGGACAGTGCAAAATCAAGGTCGACTCCTCAGTTGATCGGACTCAAGTTCTGAGGCGAATGACTAAGGTCTTAACCGATAATGATAAACAGCGCGCGCTGGTTCTGGATGATCGTATGACACCGTTTTTCAGCACGGTGCTCTATATGGAGATGCCGCATGAGCTGATCACAACTGCCGTCGCGTAATGCGATGTAGCCACTTTTGATATTTGATACCACCGGGTATTGGATCACCCGTATTCAACCCTAAGTTATTTGTCTTGCGAGGAGGAGCTAATTGAACCTGCCTGACCAATCGAGAGTGACGGATACCGTGCATTAACTTCCGTCTTGTCTTGACCCTCTTTTGCACATCCCGATAGAAGACCTTAATCGCACGTCGTGTGTCTTTGATATCCTCGTCCAATGAGGGATCGTGAGTCTCTTCACGAAGATTGTGTGCATGATCTAGGCTGCCAAGCAGTCTATCGTAGGTCTCGCGTTCCTCGTTAGTCCAGTATTTCAGTTTGTCGCGCTTTACCGACATCAAAGGTTATATGTAGGCAATAAAAATCACCCGGGGTTCCAGGTGATTTTTATTTGTGATATTGGGTTTCAGAGAACGATCTAGACTTTACGCCTTCACCTCAGCCTTCTTGAAGTGCACCTTCAGGAACGACTGGAGGTTCAGGTAGGTCACCTCCTCCTTGTCCGTCACGCGGAGGAGCTTGGCGAGCGCCGAGTTCGGCAGGATGCGACGCTTGAAGTTCGGGTCGAAGCAGTTGTGCTGCTTGACGTAGCCCGAGATGAACTTCGTGACCTCCGTCTGCGAGCGCTTCTCACCCGACTTGAGTCCCATGAACGCGCAGAGCTCATCCGTCAGCGGGCGCTGGACGAGGAAGGCGTTGTTCGCGCGGCGAGCCTCCCACGTCTTGCGCTCCTCCGGGGTCATGTCCTCCGGGTTCTTCTTCTTCTTCTTCTTGATCTCGCGAGCCTCGCGCTTGGTCGCCTTGATCGCATCGGCGACGCTCTTCGTCGCCTCACGGACACGAGCCGTCAGCTCCGTGCTGAGCGCCTTCAGCTTCTCAGCCAGGTTAGCGAGGATCACATCGGAGTGCTCCGTCACCTCAGCGGCAACCGGAACGGACGGCGTCTCAACCGTCGGGACGGTGAGGACGGACTTGGACGGGACAGCAGCCTTGACCGCCTTAGCCTTGACGACCTTGGCGGGGGCAGCCGGCGCAGCGGCGGCGACGGCGGGGGCAGGGGCGGCGGTCTTCGGGGCGACATCGGACTTCTTGGCAGGCATCTTGTTTGCCTTAGAGGGAGTAGAAGAAGAGGACATTTCTAACGCGCTGGTATACTCTTACCTCCGGCGGTCATGTAAACCGCTTTCGCCAGAAATTCAGGCACGGGGCGTTTTTTATACGACAACAAACGCAACTTTGCGCCGACATAGTAGTTTCGATAGGCAATTACGGGATCGTTGTCTTTGAATTCATCGGGCATGGCGAGTCGAGGTAGAGTCCACCCAACGTCGATCAAGTCAGTCGGTGAATGTTCAGACAACCAAATCAGATGGCGCTGAGTTTTGTGTTCCTTGTCATAGCGAAACGAATACTCTGCACACAGAGCCATTCCTAGCCTACATAGCCAGGTGTAGTTAGCAAGAGACTCGCGAACCCAACGCGCGGACGGATGGTTTGGATGGGTCTTACGATACGCATCCCCAGGAAGAGCCGAGTCGTAAACCCAGTGAGCCGTATACAGGAGTTGTGCAGTTTCAAGGATCATCTTCACCACATGTTTATCACAGTGAAGGCGAGCCGCTTCGTCGGGGTCGAGCGAGAGGAAGAAGATGTTCATGGTGTCCTGTAAACCCATGAATCGATCGAATCCATTTTAGCACCGATACAGTGCAGACAGAAGCAAAAACACGATATCATACGAGCGAGAATCAGTCAGTGCAATTGTCAATAGGTTTAGGGAAGCAATCATATGTTCAGCGAACAGCCCTTTTGAACAAATTGCAAGAAGCCTGCGATTCGGCGGTCTCATGGCTTCGATGTCATCCATCAAAAACCGAAACATTGTGCGCATGTTTCCGTGATTGAGATTCGCAAACTGCTCGGGATGTGTGTCTTCAAATCCGAAGCTTCGAAAAATTTGGGCAAGAACTGTCCACCTACGGACTACATTCTCCCGAAGGTCTCTAGATGGGGGAGGAACAGGTAATCGACGACGTCGACGATATAGATGTAATTTACGGAGCCTCGCAAGATCTGCATGGGCAAATAGAACCTTAGTATACGGATTAGCCGGGGCTACAGATCGAATGGTCCACTCCCATGCAGTTCCGAAATCAAACCACCAAATCTTACCGTCCTCTTCGATTCCAAAGTAGTCGAATGGATGCTGTCTATCCTTTGTCTCGGTTGTCACAAGATCATCATCATTGATACACTTGTCTCGCTGTAATACGCCAGGTCCAGCCCATGCAAGAACCCTGCGAACCCGCCATCCACGGTAGAGTGCTTGAACCTTCGTAAATCGAGTGATTTTATCACGATTTGCATCTGTCCAGAGCCTGGGATTACGTGATCTAGCATGACGTCCGCAAAGCGTGTGCCCACTCATTGAGTCGGACGGGCACTGATCACTCGATGATTTATTACGAATAGCTGCACACTGAGGCATGCTTATACTGTGCGTAGCCTTGAAAACTGGAAACCTGCGCGGAAAACGAATGCGGCGGCGGCGAGGCTCTACCGGTCTCACAACAAATCAACATGGCTACCACTGCAATCATCCCTTCTGAGAACCTGGACATCGCCCGCGTCACCATTGGCGAGATTCGCCCCAACAAGGCTGGAGGTAAGACCGTTCCCATCAAGTATAACGGGCAAGCGCTCCAGGTTCGCATTCCTCGCATCTTCTATCCTGCCGGCGTGGTCACACGCACGGATGAGCAGGGCAAGAACAGTTACAGCCTGCTCGCTTCCCTGAAGGGCTGCGACTCCTACGCAAAGGAGCGCTCCACGGATGGCAGTGAGATCGGTCAGTTCTACAACTTCCTCCTGGATCTCTCGGAGAAGGTCGTTGCCGCGGCGACCCAGAACAGTGGGCGCTGGTTTGGCAAGGCTCGCTCCGAGGCTGTTATTCGCGACACATTCAAGCCGATTCTCACGCCCAGCGTTGAGAAGGTCAATGGCGAGTGGGTTCCGAATGGAAAGTATCCCCCGTCTCTCCGCATGAAGATCTCGATCTGGGATGGACAGGTCGGGATGGATGCGGTCGATGAGAAGGGTAACACCATTGCTCTCACGGAGAGCAGCCTCGATCAGGTGTTTGCGAAGCGCATGGAGGGTCGCATGGTGATCTCTCCCAGCATCTATGTCACGGGCACTGGCTGCGGTGTGACGTGGCGCGTGGTTCTCGCCAAGGTCTTCCCGCCGTCGCGTGTCGGTGCCAAGGCTGCGTTCGCCGACATTAAGGAGCCCGACGACGATCCGGACGACAAGCCGGCTGCTCTTACTGTTCCGGTCACTGAGGCGTTTCCTGAGGAGGAGCATGAGGAGCAGGAGGAGGAGCATCCGAAGGCTCGCTCAGCGACACCTCCTCCATCGGCTCCACCCTCTGCACCACCTGCGGTGAAGAAGGCTCGGAAGGCTGTGGCTGTGTCGTGAACCCAATCAACGACCAAATAGAAGAGCCCTTCGGGGCGGAGTGTAAAACCATCCGGTCATCAATAAAAAACACCTTTTCCTTTTCCGGGACGCCAATCGCCGAATCGATCCCACACTCGAAGGGATCAAGTGATACTCGGTTACACTTCGAACATGAATACATCTTGGGGGTGTTGATCAGCATATCGGGTGTGAAGAGTCTCGCAGGTCCACGTAGACATCGCTCGAGGAACTTTTTGGGTGTTGTCCACTCTTCTGCAAGACACTGCTCATATACATGCGTAGGAAGCTCACCCCATATCGTGTCTCCCTCTGTCCATCCGTCCTCTTGTAGAAGCGTTCCAAATGGATCTTCCTTATACCACAACAGCGCAACATCTGCGGGATCGTCCAGTCTGTGTTCGGACACACCTACGCGGTCGAGATCATCGGGATCGTAAAGCCAATACACGTTGGCATGCGTATAACTAGGGTCACGTCCGCCCCGATACACCTGCCTTCCTGCCATAGTCCACAAATCCGACACGATGTTAATATCGTGTTCGATGATGTCCGTGCTGATCGGATAGACAACACTCCTATCGATCGTTGAGAACATTGTATTGAGACGTAATGAATTCTGCCACGTCGTAACGAATATTCTATGTTTATACTTAAATGGCAGCATTTGTGGCTCGGTATGCAGCCAAAAGCTTAGCAGCTGGGGTGTGTAGAGAGGGGGCAAAACTGGTGACTGGATATATAAAGCGAGCCATTGGTGAAAACATGAAACAAGTATGTGACCCCAACTTTCCTACTCTTCTTATGAATACGGTCGAAGAGAGATTAAAGCAGGCTACAAGTATACCTGAACCCGTCCGCAATGCCATTCTTCAACATCGAGACATCATTACATCGTTTGCGACAGAATTAGCACGGGAACCCGGAGTCAAAAATGCATGTTCAAGTGGGAACCAGTTGCAGGTGATGGGTATCATTGATGAGAAATCGGTAAAGTTTGAGAATGAAATATGCGCCAAGATTGGTGGTCGGCGTAAAAGGCGCTCAACTCGCAGGCATCGCACGCATGGAACTCGCCGTCGACTCAATCGAAGGTAATCTTAACGGGCACATCATGAACACGGACGGACTTAGTGGCTGACCGACTGAGTTCATGGCGCTTTCGGCGCTCACCATCCTTTGGCTGGATCACCTGCGAACACTCCTCCATATCCGAATGGATCTCATCGTAATGAGTATTCAGGTAGTCAAGCACCTCATCCTGGATCACCCACTCGAAAAAGTTCAACTGCCCCACTGTGGTATCCAGCCCGCGAAATTGAATTCGCTTCCACCGACAGAAGGGGTCGAACATCTTCTTGTTATACGCCTTGAGGTGCGACTTGTAGACCAAATACACAATGACGTGACGGTTGCCCTTAGCCATGAACGACACATTATACTTCTTTGAATAGTTGGTCACAAACCAATCGATGAGACGCAGACTCAAACGCGACTTTCCAGTGAGAATCTCCTCGATGCGCTGAAAGTTGTCTGCATTCGCGTAGAAGCCCTCAAGGCGGTGGAGAACCCACTGCTCCTTACTCTGAATCGTCTCCATACTGATTCTGTCTTTCAGCACTGAAAATGAGTTTTCTGCCTGGACGCATGGTTAACGCATGGAATCTGTTGTAACCGAATGGCTATGTGATGCCCCGTATACTCGACCGAAAAAGAGACTTAAGCCGCTGATCATGCTGATGACCCTGATTACCAACGTGAGCTACACGAAGACGCGGCGATTTGTCTTCGCGGCATTCGAGAAGGCAATGAAGGGAGAACTTGGACGCATCTGGATGCGCGATCGATGTGTCCGTCGCACGATCCGGATTTACGGCGCAAATGATCAGAGGACAGCTGGTTGGCACATGAAGCGAGGCGAGATGATTACGGGGTCTGAGGTTTCGCAGGTGTTTACGGGAGGGGAAACTCGCAGGAGTCTGATCATTCGCAAGCTTGTTCCCCCGCAGCCAGCGACACCTGGACAGTATCAGGCGCCCCTGATCTGGGGCACTCGGTTCGAGCCAATTGCAAAGGAGATCTATGAGACAACCACGGGGTGTAAGATTGTTGATGTCTCGTGTGTCCAGCATCCCGTATATTCATTCCTAGGCGCATCCCCCGACGGTATCATCTTCCCAATGGATCCGACCGATGTCCACAGGCGTGGACGATTGGTCGAGTTCAAGTGCCCGTTCTCACGAGGTGAGTCCGAAGGTATTCCAGATGCCTATGTGCACCAGATGCAGATGCAGATGGAGTGCAGCGGAATCGACGAGTGTGAGTATGCGGAGTTCAGGTTCAAACAGATCTTCTCAACCGAGTGGATGACTGCGCCTGAACCTAAGGGAGTCATTGCGGTCTTTGATGATGACACAGTAGAATACAGACCTTCCACACTGCCACTGTCTGAGTGGCAGTCGAAGGTCACTGATCGAGACCCTCAGTATGTGTATTGGAAGCTAGTGTCAACTAAGAAGGCGTTTCTACCCAAGGACCATAGTTGGCTGCCCACGCACCTTCCAGTTCTACGTGCGACATGGAATGAAGTTCTGCGTCACCGCGAAGCGGGAACTCTTCCTGATCCACCGACTCCGAAAGCGATGCCTACACTTGACATCTGATGACACCTGGGAAGTAGTAACCCACCGTCGAGAAATTCATGTCCTTAAACCATCGATCCGGCATAACGATTTTTCGCGCAGGATTGAGAAATGCTCCCCACCAAGAGAAACTGGAGTTTGCGCAGATTCCACCTGCACATTGACGCATTAGAGAAAGTGTGTCAATTTCTGATTCCGTGACAACTGTATACTTCAATTCGCGGAGATATGGTCGAGTCTTCATATAGTCGATGTCGTTTGTCATGACGAAGAAATGAGCGTCTGGAAAATGACCAATTGCGCGCTCATAATAAGTATCCAACCCAACGTCGTGTAGTGGATTGCCAATATAATCGCCTCCCCGGACATGAAGAAAGATGCCATCTCTGATTCCCGGATACTTGGATGATATATCGGGGAGCGATAGCTTGGAAATAAAGTCTGGGTCGACATATCGCCAATCCTGGAAGTATCCGTGGATTTCTGGGTTAGACATAGTCGACAACTGAGCCTCCCAACACACGTAAGACAACCGAGGTTCGGATATCCGCCGCTCCGGTACCTTAGAAGATGCAATTCGCTTCCATGTCGCAAAAATCGTGTCCATGTAAGATGTCTTTGAATGCGTAGATGGATTAACAAGTGTTTGAAGATACGGTTTGCGACCCGTTCGCCTTGCTATATGTGTAAGGGCAGCGAGCATAAACAGTTGATTTCCAAGACCAGCCATCATATGCACGGTTATACTGTTATCTAGCCCGGGTGTCGTTGGAATAGAAATAGGAGCTATCCACGAGTCAACACCATCGTGATAGTTTTTCCGAATATCGCTATATCCGGGTTTTTGGTAGACAAGGACGGGTAGGATGGCATACCAGTTATCGTGTATCATTAGTGATTTCCACCACTGATCTGCTCCAAACAACGATTCGTTGTTCGTATCTATGAGGTTTGAAAGCCCTCCGCGATTATGGTTGAGGAGCTTTTCAATATAATGACCATTCACAAGGTATCCGCTTGCAGATTGTCCATCATACAATCTCATTGTGTTCTTATCATACTTCACATTCCGATTGCTTTGTGATGGTCCGAAATGAATGACATCATACTGATTAGAGGCAAGATGTTCAGCCAATACATACCCTTCGTAGAAGTGATGCCATTCGACGTCATCTTCAAATATCAGTACATTCTTCCAACCCGATGCTAACGCAAGTTCAAGGACTCCTACGTGACTCTGCATACATCCTACAAACCCTGGTATGGTTTCATGAGCTGCATATCGTATAACTTTGGACCCAAAGGTTGCTAGGATCTTTTCCATGTCAGCGCGTCGGTCCGTGCGTTTGTCAAGGTTGATGTATACAACCTTGTCTACAAACTCCCACATTATCCCATCTGCTGATATTACTTTCGTAACTATACCGAAAGATTCCAATATTTGCGATGGTCTTGAAACCTATCACGTATATCACTGTATCCAGGAGCCTGGTACATGAGCGATGGGGTTGGTGCGAACCATCCACCCTGTTTCATGAGTTTCTTCCAGCACTGATCGGATCCATACAATGATTCGTCGTGTGTCTGTACTAACTTTGGAAGAGCCTCTTTGTAGCAAGTCAATAACGTGTCAATATAATGTCCGTTTACGAGGTATGAAGACGTAGTCTGTCCGTCGTATAGTTCATACGTTTCCTTGTTGATCAATGGGGAAGAAGGACCGAGATGAATCACATTATATGGCTGAGACGCAAGTTTCTCTACGATGGGATACGTGGTGTCAAACTCATTCCATTCAACGTCATCCTCAATAACAAGCACGTTTCGCAAATTGTAATGTTTAGCATAACTCAGGACTGCGATGTGACTCTTTAGACAGCCGATAAATCCAGGAGTGCTCTCGATTGCAGCGAGTCGAGTGACCTTATTCCCAAACGGCAAGAGCACTTGACGAATACGAGTATCGCGGTCCGTGCGTTTGTCAAGGTTGATGTATACAACTTTGTCTACAAACTCCCACATTGATTATTGCATTGATTAACAGTTTTTTCATGGTGGTCTTGAAACGTATTACGTATATCACTGAACCCCGGACGTTGGTAAACAAGTGGAGGAAATGGCGCATACCACGTGTCGCGACGAATTAGTGGTTTCCAGCATTGGTCTGCACCATACCGAAACTCATCATGTGTTTCGATAAGCTGCGGAAGGGCATTTCGGAAACAGTCAAGAAGTGTGTCGTAATAGTGGCTGTTCACTAGATACGCGGTGTTTAACTGCGCGTCTCCTAGTCGATGGTTTCCTGGGAAAATACGAGAAGGAAACGGTCCTAGGTGAATGCTATCATAGTTCTTCTTTGAGAGCTCTTCCAACTTTTTATACCCTTCATTAAACTGAAACCACTCGACATCATCCTCGCATATAAGGACGTTTTTCCACTTGTTCTCCTTTGCCATTTCCAATACTGCAATGTGACTTTTCATACATCCAATGAATCCAGGATTCTCTTCGATTGCGCTCATACGGATTACTTTATCCCCAAGAACCGACAACACTTCTTTCGTTCGTTCATTCCGATCCGTCCTCCTATCTAGGTTGATATACACAGCTTTTTCAACGAACTCCCACATTATCCTGCGCGTCGCTATTACTTTCGCAATTCTAGCGAAAAGAAGTAATGACAGTTACCTTTGTGACTGCGTTCGTTGAAATAGGGATCAATGACAAATCTGTCGATCTCCGCATTGAACAGTTCAGAAAACTGAATGCGTCTGGAGTGCGGCTCCACGTATTCGTAAGCCCGGAACATGTCGACAAACTTCCGACCATCGACAATGGAGTGATTGAACTCATATCACTAACAGACCTTGGCATGTATGCACTATCCCCGCAGGGGCTACCCGATATTCGAAAGGAACTGAAAGACACTCGAGAATTTCTCATTTTGATGAATGCGAAAACCGAGCTCGTTCATCGAGCAATCCAATCGGAAAAGCACGCGTCAACCCACTATGCATGGGTTGATTTCAATATTTATCACATTCTCACAGATCCAGAGGCTGCGGATACCATTGCTGGTATAGCGCATGGAACGCTGCCATCCAAGTGCTTGTTCGTGCCAGGATGCTGGCAACCTGGTGTCATGTGGGACTCCGTGAACTGGCGGTTCTGTGGCGGTTTCTTTGTCGGGGACACAGAGTCTTTACTCTCTTTCCACGATGCCAATATCCGAGAGTATCCTAAACTTCCAAAGCTGACATGGGAGGTCAATACATGGGCTTACCTTGAATCGATCGGTGTTCATTTTGACTGGTATCCAGGTGATCACAATAACAGCATTCTGAGTGTTATGTGTCACGCTCAACGAACTGTCGAGACAGATCACTGAAACCCGAGCGCTGTTTTCCAACGCGAGTTTGATACGAGAACCACTCAGCACCCGGCTGTAGAGGTTTCCAGTACTGATCGAGGATGTAGCACCAGTCAAGGTGTGGAGATTCCATGAAGAGCCGCGCACCCTCTTCCCACCTCATGATCAGTGTCTCGTAAAATCGAGAATGAACGATGTAACCGCTTGTAGTCTGAACCTCCTGCACTCGATGAAATGTTTCATCGTGAGGTGTTGAACTGACAAGGTTGTATGCAAGCATCACAACATCATACCTTTCAGGGAGGCGTGCGATCAACTGATCCCACTCCTCTTTAGTCACCAGAAACTGGAAGTCGTCTTCAAAGATCATCACAGATTCATACCTACGATCACGTGCGAGTTTCAGGACTTCAATATGTGACAGGTTGCATCCAATTCCAGCGGGCACATATTCAATTGCTGCAAACCTCTCCACCGTCAATCCCTTGTCTGCAAACTCCTTCTCTATCTCTGTGCGCCTGTCTGTTCGTCGATCTAGGTTGATGTAGAACGCCTGCATTATAAACTACGTTCGGCGTCATCGGCTAAATCCTTACGTCCATCTGCAAGTGCATTTGCAATGAAATGACTTCGAATCGTCCAATGGTCATGAACGCTACGGTGATAGTTAACAAGGCATGAACGATAATCACAATAATACAGAGTGAACCACTCGGGGTGGCGATCAAAAAGATAGACCAATGCCTGCTCGTCCGTGTGCCCGACACCATTCTGAAGCTGCTCGTAGAAGATGGACATCATGCCTGTGTAGAACCTCTCCATATACTCTCGCTGAATCGTCATGACGGTTCCGGCGAGAGAGCACGGACCACCCCATTTCATATACTCGGACATTGGGTATAATTCACGCTTGGATCGGTAGTGAATGGCTCCACACGAGATTTTTGGATGGGGCTTTTCAATGATCGGGACGATCGCGGTTGATACATCGAGTGCCATATGCGAACACCCAAAGTCTAGCCAGATGTAATGAGTTGCTGAACCCTGCTGATACGCCATACACAATGCGTGGATCTTGAACATCATTGTCAACAAATGAACGGGTGTGTTTCTGTCGGACGGGTCCTTGTAACCGGATGACCGCATACGGTTGTTTAGAATGATTGGGTAGAGGGTCTTGAAGTAATCATACTCGGCAATGTTCTTCTCGATATACGTGGTCGAGTGAGAGGATACTTCTTCGCGAATCGCTTGAATGGATGGGCGAGTCGACGAGTCGCAAAAAATAACCATGGGCGCAGGAGCACTCAATGTTGCACGCCCGTTCGTCATGTAGAACTCGAGTGGGCGGGTGGAGGCTACAGCACCAGGCAGCTGCTGCAGGTTGAAGAACATGGTCACAATGGTCACCATTTTCAATTCCATGTCGTCCATGTGAAAATCCGTCTCCACCACGGAATACGCGCAGCAAACTTCGCGTTCCACTCGTCGATTGTGAACTGACTTCCCATGCTCACGTTACATCGAGAACAGATAGGAACAAGGTTGTCGAGGGTCGTAGCTCCGCCCTTGGATTCTGGAACATTATGACCGCATTGGTAGTCGAATGCGTTCATCCTATTCGTGCACCAAACGATCTTACACTTTACGTCAAACTTTGCTCCAACTTTGGTAAGCCACACTTGTTCCCGAAGAGCCTTTGGGATCTTATGCTTTATGTTCATTAATCTTTACTGCCTCACGGCTGTATATGCGTTGACACGGAATGGAGTCATCATTCCCTGAGCAGCATCAACGAATGACATGAAGGGCATATGATTTGTTCGCTGTTCGTGGGACGAGTGTTCAACGTCCTGCGTCCTCCTATCCTGACGAGTGTCACGGAGTTCCGGTTGAAATTTCTCTGTCGATTTCGCCATGGTCCAAACGAACCACAGCGCAGCCACACTCAGAACTAGGACGATGATCTCAAGCATTGTTCTTCTCGGGCGATAAAAAACGAACTCTTTCCCCCTGTATGAGAAAGGAGAGCACAATGGAGGACAATGCACTCACAACCCTGCGCATCCATTTCGAGCGCCGTAAGCTGTCCACGGATACGAAGCCTCTCGCAACTGAGCTCAAAGACGTCAACGCCTATACGATGGGAGATAGGCTCATACTCTTCAGTCAGAAGGACAAGATGTTGGAGCGTGATGTCAAGACATACCTGGGATATGCACGGGAGAACGAGTATACGAACGGCATCGTGATTATCTCGCTTTCAAAGCCTTCGGAGAATCTTCTGAACATCATCCGGGCTCACCACACATCGGACAAGATTGCCTTCTTTCACATCCGCGAGCTTCAGATGGATATCACGACACACCGTATGTCTGTTCCCCATCGTATCCTAACTCAGGATGAAGCGAAGGTTGTATTTGAGAAGAATCGGGTTCTCAAGCCGGAAGATCAGCTACCCTGGATTGATTCACAGGATATCCAAGCCCGCGTGATCGGAGCTGTTCCTGGTGATATCATTGAGATCACTCGCCACAGTGACACGGTTGGAAAGTGCACATACTACCGATACTGTGTAGCCGACGTAAATGTTGCTTGAATACAATGTGGGTAGAATTGTTAATCGGAGCAGCCCTGCTTGTCGTTGTCCTGACGATACAACGAGAACACATGGCTACAGGGGTATACACCAAAGACATGCATCCAACCGATTTCGAGTCAAGTGAAATTTTTGATCAGGTTATGGCCATGGCCCCGTCTGTCCTTCATGACGCACACGCAGACACGTTGGTGTTAGCAAAGTCCGCACTTGTAGATGCAAAACGATTCGCCGCGCAACTCCCAGATGACCAGTTATTGAAAGCAGCCACAACGACATCTGAGGAGAAGCTTGTTCAATATGTAAAGAACGCAGTCGTGTATTCCGTTATTATTGTAAAGCATATCGTAGAACAGGAGGGATCGCAGGTAACAGAAGAAACCATCAAAACCCATGTTGAGAAGCTGTACACTAAGCTGAACGAACACATCGATGATGCGCTCCCACCCATTGTTCCCAGACCGAACGAGACACCCATACAGACGGAGATGAACGCAAAGTTCCGGGAGTATTTGGAACAAGCTCGCACACTAGTCAAAAAGTATGATACAATTGAAGTTCGCGACGCATGTGTCCTCGTGTTGAAGGAATATTATATTGACCAACTGAAACCCGGGTGGAATGCGCCCACAACCGTCATCGCCTCAGACCCCACGGCTGCAGGTAACATGACCGATCTCGAAGCCGAATATCAACAGCGAAAGACGGTGTATGATAATCTTGTAGCGAGTGCATTAGCCACCAACGATGCTTCCAAAGTAGATGCAATTGCAGCTGCTAAGCAGGCAATGAACGAAACACTCTCTAAGATGATGGCACTGTCTGTGAAGTCCGGCACTGAAGCGCAACAGGATGATCTGATTCGACGAATCATGGAGATTCAGCGTGATTACAATGGTCTGCTCGTCAGCACGGATAAGCTCGCAACGCTTCGCCATATCCACCAGTTTCAGGACGAGCGTCAAGGGGTCGAGTTAAAGCTGTATGGACTTGCCTTTTTGTTCGCAACTCTTGGGCTCTTTGTGCTTGTTATGCGAACGAGTTGATCATAAAAACCGCTCCAACAATCACGGCTAATATGATACTGCGTATCACCAACCCACCCCAGTCGACAGATGGGGTTGGATCCTGAGTTGAAGCTACAAGTTTATCAGCAAGTTTCGGTCCTTCATCCTTCAGCTCCTGCGCCTTCGAATGGAGTCCGTCGAGTTCGGGGTTCATATTTTTGTATTCGTCTAGGTATGACTGGATATAGAACTGGTTCTTATCAATCTGGGATCGCATATCACGTAGGACTGCATCCATTTGATCCTTCGCATGATCCGCCGCCGTCTTACTGGATGGGCGATTAGCCGTTGCATATGATACATAATTCGTTGTGTATGCGTCCAATAGAGTTTGGTATTCAGGTGAGACTGAGTTCACCAGTGCGTCTCCTTCCGGGTCCCCTGCTTGGAACGTCGCATGCTCACGCACAGATAATGTGGACACTGCGATCAGTGTAAACAACAGGGCAGTAAGCCACCCAACCATTATCTTGTAGGAGTAATAAAATGCCGGTCGCACAATCGTTCTTCGAGCCCGGACGCGATGCGACAAACCGACACATGCGAGGAGTTGATGCGTCCGAATATACACGTTATGTTCGCATGATGGCAACCGCTGCACCGTATATCAACCCCGCGACTTCGATGAGGGTTCCGTTTGCTCGTCTTGGACAGAGTCAACAGGGAACCATGGACGCTCGTATCGTAGGTCCTATCTTTTCCGGGCTGCGACCGTTTGTTGCGAATAAGTAATGAGTTGTCCTCCCGGTTTCGAGGTAGGGTTAGCG